GGTGTTTTCATATTATATATTCTATTAATAAATTTCTAAATAAAAAGACAAGACCTACAGCATTTAAAATAATCAATGCTCTATCTTTCCATAACATACCAACACCTAACCAACCAGTTACGCCTACTATGGATAAAGTTAAATCATAAATTTGCATACCTTCTATGCCTCGTAAAGACATAGCAGTTACAATTATAAAACTAGATACCCATTTTAAAAACCAAGCAGCATCTTTCTTATCAGTTAGTCTGCTCATTTAAATCACTAAATGTTATGTTATCTTGTCTACCTCTTAATCCTGCTTTCATATATGTTGTTGCTCTACCCTCAAAAAAGTTTTGATGTTCAACACCCATAACTTCATCAATCCAACCAAGTGGATTTTCTTTCTGGTCAAAATTAGTTTTTAAACCAAGTTGTAATAATCTTCTGTCTGCTATATATCTATTGTAAGCATACATATCTTTCTTTGTTAATCCTTGTAAGTCTCCCATTTCAAAAACTAAATCAAGAAACTTATCTTCAAGTTCTACCATTTGTCTGCAAATATCATATAACTCTTTCTTAAAATCATCTGTCCATATGTCTAAGTTTTCTTGTATAAATTCTCTAAAGAGTTTAGTCATAGCTTCTACATGCATAGACTCATCACGAATAGAATAGGTTACTATCTGACCCATACCTTTCATCTTTCCAAATCTAGGAAAGTTTAACAAGATTGCAAAGCTTGAGAAGAGTTGTAGTCCTTCTGTAAAAGCAGAATAAACAGCAAGAGTTTTAGCTATAGTTTCTTTTTTAGCTCTACTAGGTTTAAAGTTTCCTACATAGTCATGCTTGTCTGCCATTTCTTCATAGTCTGCAAAAGCTTTGTATTCTATTTCTGGCATACCTACTGTATCAAGTAGTAAGCTGTAAGCATGTTGATGTATAGATTCCATGTTAGCAAAAGATGACATCATCATTCTTGCTTCTGGCTTTTTAAATACAGGCATATATTTATCTACATATCCTGCACCTACATCAACATCTGATTGAGTAAACAATCTAAATATTTGTGTAAGTAAATTCTTTTCTTTGTCTGTAAGTTCTTGCCAATCCTTTACATCTGTGTGTAATGGTACAGACTCTGGCATCCAATGCATTTGATTTTGTAATACATAGTAATCAAACATCCATGGATATTCAAACGGTTTATAATAATCTCTCGTGCCTAACAAACTCATAAAAATTCTCCTTTAGTGTTTTTAATTTATCTTCTGCGTTAGCTAACTGTTCAATCAGTTTATCCATAGACTCTATAGTATCATCATGTTCAGCTACGCCAACACCATTTTCTAAGTAAACTAAAATATTAGTTTTATTTCTTTCTATATCAGCTTCGTATTGTTTTTGTAAAGCAGTATATAAATTTAATTTCATATTATCCCTCACAGGCTATACATTCCACATCATCTAACTTGATTCTTGGAACTTTAATGTTTACATTCTCTACATTTCTAGCTGCGTTAGACCTAAAGTAGTAGAGTGATTTAAGTTTATTCATACCATACCAATGTACATCATTTACATACTGCATATATTCATCATGTATGTCTTGACCTTCTGTAGCTTTTGGTAAAGTAAAGAATAAGTTTACGGACTGTGCTTGACATATAAACTGTTGTCGTTGATATGCATGTTCAACAATCCATATTTGATTTATTTCATTTGCTGTTTTAAATATTTCTTTTTCTTCATCAGTAAGTATATCTAAATGCTGTACTGACCCATCTTTAATTGCTATATCTTTCCATGTTTCTTCTAACTCTTTTGCTTTTAATCCTTTTGTTTTGAGAACTTTTTCAAGATATTTGTTTTTAACTTGATAGCTACCTGACAAAGTTTTATGAGTATAGCAGTTAGCTCTATAAGGCTCGATACTAGGAGAAGTGCCACTACATATAATACCACTACTAGCGTTAGGAGCAACAGCAAGTAAGTTAGCATTTCTACGATTTGAACCGTGTATGTCAGGAGCTTCGCCCCTGTTGATAGACAACTCTTTAGTAGCCTGTAAAGCTTTGGATTTAATGTGTGTGAAAGCTTTGTGATTAAATCCAGTTGCGAAAATTCCCTCGAAAGGTATGTTCCTAAATTGTAAATATGCATGGAAGCCCATTGCACCCAATCCGAGACTCCTCTCTCTATATGCCGAATAGGCAGATTTAATATATCCTTCTTTTCCCTCTCTAACATAGTTTTGAAAGCGTTTAAAATTTGCATTATATCCTCCTAACTGTGATGTATCTACTGCATTTTCTATATAATGTTCTATAACATTGTCAAGCATTGTTATTAAATCTTTAATAAAGTTATCATCTTTTGACCATTTATCAAAGTGTTCTAAGTTTACAGAAGACAAACAACATACTGCTGTTCTTTCTTCGTTAGTTGGTAATGTTATTTCTGAACATAAATTGCTTTGTTTAATTTCAAGACCTAAATCTTTTTGTTCTTTTGGTAAATGTTTATTACAAGTATCTATGTTTACCATATATGGTTCGCCTGTCTCTGCTCTTGCATGTATAATCTGCCACCATAAATCTCTAGCATTAATAACCTTTACAGCTTCATTAGTTTTAGGGTCAATCAATCTCCAGTCTTCATCGTTCTTTACAGCTTCTAAAAATGCATCTGTTATGTTTACTCCATTGTGTAAGTTAAGACATTTACGATTTATATCTCCACCAGATTCTTTACGCATGTTTATAAACTCTTCAATCTCTGGATGACTTATGTCCATATATGCAGCGTAAGAACCTCTTCTAGTTGTACCTTGATTAAAGGCTAACATCTGAGAATCTACCACATGCATGAATGGAATTGAACCAGTAGAACGACTGCCATGAGTAGTAGAAATACCGTTACTCCTAATATCGCCCCAATATCCACCAATGCCTCCACCTGAACTTGCCAACCAAATGTTCTCATCGTAGTGATTAGATAAACCGTGGCGACTGTCAGGAACATAATTAAGGAAACAAGAGATAGGAAGCCCACGACTCGTTCCCCCGTTACTAAGTATAGGAGTGCTAAACATGAACCAACGAGAGGAACTGTAGTTGTAAAGTCTCTGAGCCAGTTCAAAATCTGTCTCCCCTTTGAAAGTAGCCCCGAAGACTGAGGCTCTTGCGAATGCTTCTTGTGCATGTGTTTCTCCTTCCCAGAAGTATCTATCTCTGAGTGTATCTAGACTAAATTTATCAAACTGTTTTTCTTTATCATAGTCTATTTCAATTCCTAAGTAAGGCTTAGTTCCTATTTTATCTTCAACCATTTTTGTCTTCTCCTAAATGATACTTTGTATCTTCCAAAGCTATTGCTATTATAGCATAATGTATTATTTTTAGCAAGTCCATTTCTACATCTGTGCCTTCTTTTTTACCACACCTCATAGCATACTTCATAATGTTACCCATACAAAAACCTTTTCCATGTCCTGCATCTATTATCATATCGGTAGCCTGATACTTTCCTTGTGCATAATGTCTTTCGTATGTACCATCAACATATCTTTGTATCTGTTGTATGATATTATCTTCATTAAATTTGTATTTCATTTCCACTCCTCTGGTAAGTTGTCTTCATTATACCATAAAAAATTGTTTTTATCAGCCCATTCTGCATGGCTTCTTTTAGTACCATCTTTTCTTCTTTTAGCCTGTGGCATTGGAGAGTATGGACTAGAAAATAAAAACACTAATTCTTGATTAGGTTTTAAAGCTTTTCTAATCCAAACATATTTATTGTATTCTTGGTAATCCCAAAATCTACCTTTAGCTTCTAATAAGTATTCTTTATCTCCGATAGTTTTTACAAAGTCTGGCTCATATTCATGCTCTACTATGTAAGAAACTTTATCAGAATGATGTTGCCACTCTTTTAAAATAGTAGTGTGTAGTTTATGTTCCCATTTAGAATCATATCCTTTAGGCACATTTTTCTCTTTTGGTCTTACTATCCTTGGCTTTCTATATCCTGCCATATAATATCCTGTAATTTTTTGTTAGACTTTTTAATCCTTTGTGCAAACCACCTAGGTGTGTAAGCAGAAACTATTAATTTTTTATTCATATAAACATGTGTTTGTTCAGGTAAATAATTTTCAAAATTATCTAATGATAGTTTTTTTTGCTCCTCTTCTACTAACATAGTTTTTAACCAGTCAACTACTAATTGCTTAGATTTTTTTCTTATTTGTTTTGCTTTTTTTCCATTCATAATACTGTTGAGTCATAGTTTTTAACAAGCTTCCAATAATTTAATAAGCTGTTAAACATTTCTTTATGTTTGTAATGTGTTTCTTTATCCCATACATGGGTTAAAACTAACTCTGTATCTGCTCTATCAACAAATATAGATATTCTTTCAGGGTCTTCTATATTACAACCTTGTGCATAAGCTGATAGTTGCATACCATGTTCATCATATACTAAACGAGCAGAGTCTTTTCCTTTTAAATTATCTTTAGTTTTAAAATCTATAAATATGCCAGACTTAGAATACAAATCTATCTTACCACCATAACCCTCGTTAGCACAGAAAGAATCTTCTGCTATCCATTGTTCGTTAGGATAGTTTGCATCTAACCAAGACCTAATAACTTTGTAAGGTTTTGTTTTAGCTCCACCTAAAAATCCTTTTTCTATTTGTGCATGTATTTTTGTACCTTGTTTAGCAGCATTTATTCCTACTTCTCTACCTGCATGTTTACATTTGTTTATATAATCTGGGTCATCTCTGTCTACATTTAAAGAAGCTTCTAAAGCTTGTGTAATCTTCCAGTTTTCTAGTGAAGGTTTTGCTGCCATACCTATAATAGTAGTGACAGATGGTACAAAGTTTTCTTTCTTAGCATCACGAAGAGTAGTGTTTCTTTCTTTACCATTTGCACCTATAATAGTATACATAGGTTTACCATCGTGGTCATACCAATGACCTGCCTCTGATTTGTAATTATTTTTTGTTGTCATTTTCTAATTCCTTAAATGCTTTAATTACATCTGATGAAAATAATTTTTGTAAATTTACGAGAAACATTTTACTTGCATTATTATCTCCACCACTAACAGTTTTAAATGTATCTAGTTTATCTACAATAGTTTTAAGAACATCGGTTTTAAAAACTAATGTACAAAACTCATTATCTCCAACACATAAATTGTGAAACCAATAGTCAGCTTCTGTTGCTCTGATACCTGAAGGTTTTTTCCAAGACTCATATTCAATACATATATTTCCTGTTTTCATCCACATACCTCTTTCAGATTTAACTTCTATTTTTTTATCAGTAAGCATTTCTGCTATTTTGGCTTCTCTTATTTGACCGTATTGTAAATCAAGGTCAAACTTTTTCATATCTTTTTTAGTGGGTTTCATACCAACTACCTCCTATTTTGTATTCGCCATCCAAAGGACAACGCATTTTATAATGTATACCTGCATCTTTTATAGCTTGAACACCTGCTCTACCTACATAATCTGCTTGTGATTCTTTGACTTCTATTTGCCATTCATCGTGTATGTTGGCAACTATTTTAGCATCAATCGTATTTAATTTCAAGTCTAAATCTAATAAAGTTAATGCTTTTTTCATAACTATTGCACCTCCACCTTGTAATAAAGTATTTAATGCAGCATGTTTATGCCTAATAATTATCTTTCTACCATCTAAACCTTTTAAAAATTTCTTTTGCGAAGCTCTATCAACTCGTTGTTTAAGAGTTCTAAGTGCTGGTAAACTACTAAGAAAGCGTTCTCGCAATGCTCTACCTGAATCTTTGCTTCCGTTAATGATTCTTCCAATCTTTTCATCTCCAGCTCCGTAAATGAGTGCATAGATGAAAGTTTTTGCCTCATCTCTTGATTTAAGTCCAGCAAACTCTCGGTTAGTTGTATGAATGTCTCCGTTAATAATTTCATTTATATACTCCTTGTCAGCCATATAGTGTGCTAACATTCTTAATTCTAATCCACTTGCATCTATACCTACAAGTTTATATCCTTCTGGAACAGTCCAACAAGCTCTGCATTCTTTACCATAAGGACTAGATACAGAAGGAACTTGTGCCATGTTAGGACTTCTGTGAGCCATTCTACCTGTGATAGCTCCTGTACATATAACTGAAGCGTGAACTCTATTATCAGTTTTGTTTACTGCTTCTATCCACGAATGAACTTGTGCTAATCTTTTTTGATACAATAAAAAGTCTGCAATAAGTTGAGCTTCCTTTATATGTTTAATCTTTTTAAGTGTTGATTCATCTACAATAGCTTGACCAGTTGGAGTAAACTTATTAGGTTTCCAACCTAACTCTTGTAATCTTTGACCTATTTGTTTTCGTGAGCCTAGATTAAACTCTTGAAGAGTCTTTCTCATGAAAGGTTTTTGTTCAAGTCTACCCTCTATTATATCTGTGTATTCTTGTTCTGTCAATCCTTGTTTAGAAAGTTGTCCATCTTTTTTTAATTTTGGTGTAATTAATTTATCATCTATCCATATTGGTTGAAATGTTTCATGAACTTTGTCTTCAGTTTCTTTTAATTTAGAACTTAATTCTGATGTCAACATCATTGCTTTTTCATAATCAAATAAAAATCCATTTCGTTTTTGTTCTTCTAATAAATATGTAACTTTATGTTCTAACATAATTGAATCTTTTGAGAAACCAATAGATTCTTTTTTTAAATAATTAAATAATTTATAATTTATAGATACATCTCGTTGACAGTAAGATAACATTTCTTCGTTAAAAGAAGTCCATTCAGGAGAATCTTTTTTAGGTATGCCAAGTTTATAACCCCACTTAGCTATGCTGTGTCCTCCCTCTCTTGTAGGATTAAACAATCTAGAAAGAACTAAAGTATCTACTACTTTGTCTGCATTATATAAATCTATACCATGTAATTTTTTAATTACAGGTATGTCAAATCCTAATATATTATGTCCAATAATTTTATCAGCACCTTGTAATAATTTTATACCTTCATCTATATTGTCTTCAGTATAATTATAAAATTTACCTTTGTCATCTATGGCAACTAAACACCAAATTACTGTAGGATTTAACCCATCCGTTTCTATATCAAATACTAATTTCATCTTCATCTACCTCAAATTCTGACATATCTTCCTCTGATAATCTGCCTGTGTCTTTATCATAAACTAAAGAACTTGCTAGTCCTACATCTCCTGTGTATCTAGATTTTAATACACGAAGCTTTGTTGTTCTTGCTTCAAGCTCATCATCTGATTGCTGATTTCTTTCTAATGCTATCACACAATCACTTAATTGTCCAATACTATTTGACCCACGAAGATGTGATAAAGATACTTCAATACCATTCTCATGTCCTTTGTTTCCATCCACTCTACGCAAGTGTGATACAAGTATTAACCCTGCTCCTGTTTCTTCAACCAAGCTACGAAGTCTAGTCATGATAGAGTCTATAGCTCTTCTTTCATCTCCCTCATGCACAGCACTAACAAGCATATGTAAATGGTCCACAACAACCCACTTACAATCACAACCAACTATGAGATATCTAAGCTTTGCAAAGATGTCATCTATCTCGTTAGTGCCAAAGTGTGCATGAATGAATACTCTATCCTCCTCAAATACTTTATCAAACATTTGCATGATAGTTTCTTTATCAAATTTTTCTCGTTCTTGGTCAATGTAAAGTCTTGCATTTGCTTCGATAGAAAGTATACCATCGACTGTTCTCTTCCAATCTTCTTCCAATGCAATCACACCTACATTATCTTTTGTCTGATTAATAAGCCAATGCTCTAGCTCTCTAGTCACACTAGACTTACCTAGTCCTGTACCACCAGTAAGAGTCACGAGTTCTCCTTGTCTTAAACCATATAACTTTTTATTTAATCCTTCCCAAGGAAAGGCTATGCTTTCTTTCTTTTGTCTGTCAAAGTAAGATACTTTTTTATCTGACACTTTGATGATACCACTAGGAGTATAAAGTTTTGCATCCCACCAAGCTCTTGTAAACTCTTGATGTTTACCCTGCTTGAGCATATCATTTGCATCTTTGTAGCCATTAGGTAATGTTACAATCTTTGCCTTGCCGGGTTTTAAAATAGTAGCTACTTTCTTTGCAGCTTCTTGTCCTTGCTTGTCTTTGTCAAAACATAAGACTACATTATCAAAACTTTCTACATATTCTAAACTTTCTTTTATGTCTTTGACTGCAGATAAAGCTCCTCTTTTGATACTTACACAAGCCCACTTGCTACCTAACAATTCAAAGGCTGCCATAGCATCGCATTCTCCCTCTGTAATAGTTAAATACTTGCCACCTTCTTTAAACAAATTTTGTCCAAACAATCCAGAGCCTTGTATAGAACCATTAAAAGAAAATCTTTTGTCTTTTACATACCTAGTTTTTGTAGCACATTGCTCATTGTTTATATAAAAAGGATATAAATGTTGAGCCATTTGACCATTCGAGTCATAAATAACTTTCACTCCATATTTTTCTGCTGTTTCTTTTGTGATATTTCTATCAACTAATTTACCAAATATACCTCCGTGTGGATTTACAATGGTAGTTGGTTGTTTATATTTTTCCATTGGTGTTACCTTGTTTTCATAATTACTATAAAATTTGCCACAGCTAAAGCATTTAGCCGAGCCATCCTCATTTACTGATACAGCATCAGAACTGCCACACTCATGGCATGACACATGATACTTTACAAATTTATTTTGTTCCATAATTTACCCTCATTGAATTAAAATGGAGAGGCGTTGTTCATATGATTGTCGGAAGCAATCAAACTGGATTTATACTTTAATAGCTATCCACTTTTCCGCTAACCTCTCACTTGGAGATACGAATTAGTCTTCAGAATCTGTTGTATCTTCTGCGACTTCTTCTTCTTTATTCTCTACCAAAGATTCAGGACAATCTTTTAAGAGGGCTTCTAGATTTGCCCTGTGTGTAGAACTGGTAAAGTTTAAAGCTTCTAACAAAACCTCAAGCTGACCTACTTTATTTATCATAACAGTAGCTTGAGTTCTAATACTTTCATCATTAACTTTTGAAACATCATAAGTTGTTGTTCCGCTTTCGTTGTTAATACTTACAATCATATTAAAACTCCTCGCCGTCTCCATAAGGGTCTAGCTCTGCTCCATCTTGAGATTTTAAAGGAACTAAATCAAGAACCTGCATAGCTTGGAAATCTAAACCTTTAAATGTTCCAAACTTATTATCAGTTTCCCACTCGTTGTATTGAACTTTTACAGTAGAGCCATTACCCACGACATCATCCATGAGATTTTTCTCTTTATCAAAAAGTTTAGGGGCATTTCTAACCATGCCATTTGGACCATTCACTTTTCTTTTTATTGTTAAAGCTCTTCCAACATTTGTTGAAGCTCCTTGCTCATCCTTTATGGATAAGTCTTTTACTCTAAAGCCACGAGCCTCAAAATCATTTGCAACCTCATCACTCACAACTAAATCTACTGTATACACAGGTTCAAAAGTAGTGTTTGGTGTAGTCACTGAAGCCCAGTAAGCTTTTCCTTCTATTACTGCCATAATTACCTCCTTTTGGCGTTTGTTTGTGTTGCATTATACAACAAATCAACATCAATGTCAAGTAAATTATCTAATTTATTTACATCAATGTCATCTAGCATTTCTACTAGAAACTTATCCCCAATCTTTTCAACAGTATGGGGTATGCTTATGCCATGTTTTGCATTTAAAAAATCAACATAAGTATTAAACTCTTTATATTCTTTTCGTGTTAGTGTAGCTTTCATGCAGTCTCCAATTCCCACCAGTCTGGTTTAGCTCTACCTTTTTCCCATTTAGCATAGTGTTTTTCATGGGTACAATAATCTCTATAAGCTTTAATAGGGTCATCATTTTTGTACTCATCAGGCATAGCCTGTGCTAGTGGTGTTTTTTCATGTGACATTTTAATATTAGCAGGTAATCTAACCAAAGGCATTTTTAGTTTAGTTATACTTGCATGTTCTCTTCCATATCTAAACTTATACTCGCTACCTAAAGCTAAAAAATGAGCATACAACCAAAGATAATTAGCACTACATTCTCTTGCCCATACTGTGCATGGGTGATTCCAATAAGCTTTTTTATACAAGCCATGTTCATTACAATAATCTTCACAACCTACTATTCTGTGTGCTGTGCATAACATTTGTGCTGTTTCCAATGGCATTTTTACTAGCATTTTATCTGGCTGTGCTTGTGCTGAAGCTATTGGACTATCATCAAAATAAAATATATTCATTTATCCCTCCAATGTTTTTCATCATATATAATAAGGACAACTGCTGTTAAACAGAAACCTACAAAACCTCCGATAAGTATATAATTTACAATATCTCCTATCATAATAATCTATCCTCCACTAATTTAATTACTTGTTCTTCATTATACCATAAACCTGAATAAGTTTCAAGTGTTCCGTTTCTCCATGAAACATAATACCTTTTAAACCCTAACATCTTACAATAAAATATGGAAACATTACCATATGATTTAATTAATACTCTCATCTTCCTTGCCCTCTATATCTTGTAAAGTTTTAGCATTCATTTTTTTCATTACATATTGATGATGTTTTGACCACCTATAATTAATTTCTTGTTTTGTAAATCCTAATAATTTTTCAAATGGTGTTGTTAATACAACATTACTTTCCAAACTTCTTGGATAACCAATAAAATAACCATTACTATCTACTGCTTCTTCGTGTATTTTTTCTATAAATTTATTACTCATCTTCCTTGCCCTCTATATGCTTTATAACTTCTTCGTTTGTTTTTATTCATGTGAGCTGTAGATATTTTAATCTTTCTACTACGCCCACCTGTGCCTTGTGATGTGACCTTTTTAACATGGTCAATACTTTGTATTACTTTTTTTCTTATAGCCATTCTATCTTATCCTTTTTTCTTTTATCATTATATTCTGTGACCTCTTTACCATTAGCATATCTAGTAATCATTTTAGTCCATTTACCATTAGCATATCTACAGTCTATAGATGTCACTTGATTGTCTAACTTTTCTTGTTCAAGTTTTTTTCTCTGTGCTTCAACTCTATCTTTATACTGTGTCATTCTACTACCCCATGTTCATATAAATTTTCTGCAATAAAGAATAATATATCATCTCTATCATCATCTTCATGCAATCCATAAACCCTAGCTACAGTTTGCACATCTGCTTCAAGCATACCCTCTTTATCTTGCTGTTCTACTTCCTGCATTATCTTTTCAAATTCTTTTTCATTGTGTTGGTTGCTCATAACTATCTTCCTCCGTATATTCTGCTTGTTCAATATCTACAATATGTTTTCTTAATATTCTAATCGCATGGATTACATCTAATTGCATAAGGTCTACCCATTCCCCACGACTTTCACTATGATACACCCATTTTTCGTTCATGTCAATAGGTATTTTATTGCCTAATACTTTTTGTATCTCTAATACTTGTTTAAGTTTCATGTTATCTCCTATTTAATATGTTGCCACCACACAATAGCAACTGTTGTTAATAAAATAAATACGCCTGTTAAAATTATAAAATCTATTATCATATTTTAATCCTCATGGTTGGGGTATAAATTTGGAGTTAATATATTCCAATAATTATAATCTTTATTTAATTTATTTATTCTTTCTATTAGTAAATCAGCACTAGAAGTTTCTTTTAAAGTTTCCCATTCCTCACTTGCTACAATGTGTTCAAGTGTATCTTTAATATCTTCTAGTAATTTTTTTATTTCTTCATTCATAATAT